GAGGTGGTGAGTGGTGATTGAAGATCGAGACTCTCCTCCCCCTTAACAGGGAGAGTCGAGATCAAGATCATCAACCACTCATCCAAGGGTCATCATACAGCCTCTTGGTCGGTTTGGGCGGTGGACGGTTTGGATAAGTGGCACAGTAGCAGGACTTGGCGGTAGCAGATCCCTTGCAGTGCAGTGGTTATCAGCGATGCTTATCAGTGGTCATAAGCAACACTAATGGATCGGCGAACAGATCGCTTGAGATTGAGCCACCGCAGTGCATCTGCCCCTCTCGTTGCTGCTGGTTCCGCCCTGTTCCGCCAGGTCTCGCCAGGTAACGCCCGCACCTAGCCGCTTGGACACGCTTGGACACAGGCTCAGGCGAGGACAAACCAGGCGGGACCAGGGCTGCGGGTGCTTGCGTACCTGCGTATGTGACAGGTGCGCGGACATGTGTACGCACGGACAGGCACCCCCCACCCGGGGGTAGCGCGCCCTGGCTATAACGTATATGGGTAGACAAATTTTTGTCGGAATCTATCAGACCCCTCTAGAATCGTCTGTAAGCCCTGTCCCGCCATCTTCCGCCACCTTATACCAAGGAGCAGTTAAACGCATCTCAGGGAGGCTCACAGAGGTCTCTACAGGTCTTTCCTTATAAACGGGGGTAACATAATCGGGCATAGGAGGTAATTCAACCTCTTCAATGGCTTTTGTTACCTCTGTTTTAACCCGATAGTCAATCACTTTCTCCTCTAACCACCACAATAAAGCAAAGACGAGGTGATCCCACCAAGGAATACCCCGACTCCAAGCTTTACGGAGGGTTTTAAACTCATTCAGTCTAAGTTTTTGTTCCACATCGCCTCACAGACGTTAGGAAGGTGTTGATAAAGTAGATCTTGTATCTGTGCTGCTATCTGTGCGTGTTCTTTTTGTGTACCGTTAGAGGTTCGGAGGTCACAATAATGCAACCAACTTCTAATACTACCATTCATGTACATACGGGTAGGCATGGACAAAGGCAGTACTTCACGTGCACACTCCTTAGCAATGCCAGCCTCAAGCAGTTTCTTATACACCAACTCCGAATGTTTAAAAAGTTGAGTAATCTCTTGCTTAAGGAACAAGTCTTCCTCTTCTACCTCAATACTATTTTGTCTATTCTTAGTATCTTGTAACCTAAGTTGAGGTACTACGGGACTACCAAGTTGGGAAGCATCTGCATACCGTTGACTAAACTCCTGAAAGGAGAAGCTACGATGCCTCAGGATCTGTGCAGCAATACTTCGAGTAGTCTCAATAGAAACGCACATGTTCACCATTTCAAAGGGTGACCAATGGTTATGTTCAATAAGGTATCTAACTAACCTAGCACTTGTCTGAGTGTTGGTTTGGTTGGAGGGGTTAGATACACGTGCCATGTAGCTGATTAGTTCTTCAGCATTAGGAGTGATATGTACCAGTTGAGCAGAATGGGTGGGACTCATAGGTTGTTTAAAACTTAGTAATTACGTTGCCAGACAGTAGGATCAGTGTTCTCAGATTTCCAAGATTCAAAAGGGAGGAGAGAATAGATGAAATAAAGTGTTCTCTATCCAGTAGGAAAAAGAGAAGGAGAGATTTTGTGTCTCTCCCTCTCCCAGGAGTCGGGTCCACCCTTCCCTTCTCCTGTATACATAGCTGATGTGTCTTAAGGTGAGTCCTACAAACCCACTAAACCCAGTGTGGGAGACCGTTTTTAGAGATTCCTCTAGCTTGTCTTCTTTGGTCTAAATTAAAGCCCAAAGCAAGGTGATTTGTAGCTGCTTCAGGGTCGTCTAAGAACGCTTCTAACATGTCATTCCAGTCGTCTCTTTTGCGTTGTTTAACGACTTCTTGAGCCGAGATACCCATAGCATCTGTGAAGTATTTAACTCCTTGTGCAAGGGCGTCCAATCGGTCGTCGTGTCGGACTGCACCTTTCTCCCGACACATCCTACTCATTTGGTAGAATAGCATGTAAAGTAGACGCTTTTCTGGGGGATCATCTTTGTTGGAGTTGTAGTCCCAATTGATAACTTCTTTATCAACAATGAGCCTATGCTGATTAAGGATAGGCTCAAGAGCATCAATAATACGCTCTTCTTTGCGTACATTAGCACGTACTTCTTCAACATCTATACCTTGTTGTGTTTGTTGTAGGTGTTTTTTAAAGAGTTCAGCAACAAGACCATCACCAAAGTTAGTCTCCACTACCAACTTAGTAACATTGTATTTCTTACAACCTTTAAGAATATCTAGAAGGGTGTTGTCGGAGTATCCGTCTCGGTAAGCTCGCACTTCATGCAAGTACAAGAAACCGTTGCGTTGGGAGATATAAGCTGCAGCTGTTTCATCTGTGCCACGACCCGACGGGTCAACGCTGCAGATTGTTTCTTGGTAAGGACCCCATTCTCCTTGTAGCTGCATTGGAGAGTAGAAATAATCTCCAGGTAATCCGACAGCTGGTAGGTCTTTGAGGACGTTGCGTGGATCGGAGCACCAAATAACGGAGTCGGGAGCAGTGGTAGGATTAACAGCGGTGACCACAAGGTCAGCCATTTTAAGCGGGAACTTTTCAGCATCACTCAAGCTTGTGTCTAGCATGAACTGCAACATAAAGTTGCTTCTACCCATAGCTGCTTCACGTTCAAGTAGGTCTTCACTACTGAAACGATCCGGGTCTGTTACTGACCACGGTTCAGCTCCCATATCAATATCTTCTTGAATTTGAGGAGCTATAAGACCTTCGTAGTTAGCCAGTTTACGTGGCACCCTAGCGGGCCAAACAAAAGGTCGGTAGTTACGTTCTGCTAGTTTACGGTAAATAGTAAAGGTTGTCTGAGGTGTACCAAGGTACATAATACGACTATCAGATTTAGGAGTAAGAATTGACTCAGCCTCTGTACAGAGTTGAAGTAATTTCTCCCGCATCATCTCAGTCATAGAGTTACCAGGCACCTCCACGTCGTCAAGAATCATCAGGTCAGCACGTGAACCCGTAAGCTGACCCGTGATACCAACTGATTTAACTGACGGAGCCTGAGAAGGAGCACAGTTAACATCAAAGCTAATACGACTCCAACGGGCATCATCCGACTTAGGTCTAAGGTGAGATAACCACGGTGTCTCAATGATAAGCTTTTGAAGAAAGATAGACATGTTATCAGCCCGCTCTTTAGAAGCAGAGATAATCATGATCTTCTTCTCAGGGTTATTAAAAAGAGTCCAGAGCACAAAGGCACCAGTAATCCAACTCTTACCAACACCTCGAAACGCTTGGATTTGAAGACGTTTTGGACCGTGTTGGAGATAGTCAGCAATGGCGTATTGTGCTCTGGTCGGTTCTGGCAAGTCTAGTTGCGACCACAGGGCTTGTAAGAATAGCTTAAAATCGCCCTGTAAGGCGTCTAAAACATTGCTCATGATAGAATATACTTAAAGGTGGTTTAAAGGGTGTTCTAGGGGCTTGTAGCGGGGTTTTACGGTCAATTAGCTTTTACCAAATCTACTTGTAGTCCGTTTACCTGGTTTTTGAAATTGGTTACGCAAATCTTCCAGTTCTTCTAAAATGTCTAATTCAGAAGTTGCCACACTTGAAACCGAAGTTTGCATAGTTTCAGAATTAGTTGCATTGGTATTCATATGAAGTGCAGCAAACTCATCTAGTTTTTCTTTAATGTTACTACCGACTGGAATATCAATTCCTGGCTGATCGCTGGTAGCTTGGAATTTGTTGTGAAACTGAGCTGGAATCAAACGCACATCACCAGACACGTCATCAATATCAACAATAACTTTATCGCCAAACCGGCGAGAAGCTTCAGCTTCAACGTTGTCTTTATGAACTTTAAATATAGGATCTGAAACTGACATGTATTCGCTAGAACCACCAGAAGCTAAACGAACATCATGTTCAGCAATAGATGGTTTACCTTCAGACACATATAATGCTTCAGTACTTTGACTTTGCTCTCTTGCTTGTTTTTTAGTTTCTCTGAGATACGCGGCTTCTTCTTCTGTTTTAGGTTTCTCTAAAGCTGCTCGCCTAGTTTGAGCTGCTGTACTTTGACCTTTATAAGAGACGCGAACCGGTTCACCTCTGCGGTTTCTAATTTTTAAAGCTGGACCAGTGTATTCGGTTTCTTTTCTCCAATCCGCCAAGTTTTTACTTGGATTATTGGTTAACCAATTTTCAACAGCTCTAAATAGTTCTTTTTTAGCAGCCATTTTTACTTAATGTGCGATAAAATCAATTGTTCTCTACTCGGATTGCAGCCAAACGTGGCTCGCATCCAAGATAACCAGTTGCTAGTTCCCTTCTCTTGATTACATTTCCTGCAGGATGGAACCAAATTTCTCGTGATTGTCTGCCCGCCAACATAGCGAGGTACAACGTGATCCAAAGTAAGTTCATGTAATTCATAAGTTTCTCCACAATAAACACATTGACAATTAAAATGCTCCTTAATAGCTCTACGCCACATACGTTTTGCTTCGGGACTTGTCATGGTTATGAGGTTGTAAATGTAATGATCAGGGGTAGGCAACAACGGGGTCATGACTATGCGTACTTCTTACCAGTTCTAGGTCTACGGCGGTTAGATGAAGGTGTTTCCAGTTTACCAGTGGTTTTACCAGTGTGGGAAGCGTCTTTACCATCACCATTGCCATAAGTACCAAGTTTACGGTTAAGTTTGTTAGCAGCAGTACGGATCTTAAGACCAGCATTAGTCTTATTGTACTCTGCTTGTTGTTTTAGTCGTCGTGCGTTAGCTTCAGGATTAGAGTCGTAGTAGCGTTGAGTCTTAGACTTTGCCATACAATCTCCTTTGAACCATTTCAGGATCAACCTTTGGCATCACAGAAGCCAATTTATCCAAGGGGTTACCCTCATAAGCAACCCCACTAATGTCGTTTTTAGCCAGCCAGTCACACGCAGCCTTAAGGTCTTGTGTGCTGGCTTCTCCAGATTTGATGCGCTGTAGGAACTCTGTGGTTACGAGGTTGTGAAGCTCGTTGAACATGTCCTCAGACGCTTTTTTCTTAGCCATTTCTCAGTACGATCTGGTCTAACTTGTTTTCAATGCGGATCATATGATCCTCCATCTTTTGAAGAGCTGAGGATAGTTCTTCACGTTGGACGTACTTCTCTGCAATACGAAGTTCAACACGATCAATACGTGAGTCAACTTCAGAGATACGAGTATTGATACGTGAGTGAAGAGCTACAACAGCTGTAAATAAGGCAACTGTGCCAGAGACAATGGCTTCAATCATGTTTGTTGCATTGGTCGAAAGGACATGTACCAGCCGGAACCTGACCCTTCAACTTCCCAGCGAGGTAGCCAGTTCTTCCAAGAGTATTTAACGGATTTACCGCCTTTGCCAATGGTGACATAGCCACCGTTGACGTTATCCATTTCACCGT